ATGGCACTGAATATTCCATTCAGAAATGCGTACTATCGTTTTGCATCCAGTTACTCATTTCTCTTTTTTATTTCCTGGTCGCTGTGGTGGTCGTTATACGCTATTTGGCTGAAAGGACATCTAGGGTTGACAGGGACGGAATTAGGTACACTTTATTCGGTCAACCAGTTTACCAGCATTCTATTTATGATGTTCTACGGCATCGTTCAGGATAAACTCGGTCTGAAGAAACCGCTCATCTGGTGTATGAGTTTCATCCTGGTCTTGACCGGACCGTTTATGATTTACGTTTATGAACCGTTACTGCAAAGCAATTTTTCTGTAGGTCTAATTCTGGGGGCGCTCTTTTTTGGCCTGGGGTATCTGGCGGGATGCGGTTTGCTTGACAGCTTCACCGAAAAAATGGCGCGAAATTTTCATTTCGAATATGGAACAGCGCGCGCCTGGGGATCTTTTGGCTATGCTATTGGCGCGTTCTTTGCCGGCATATTTTTTAGTATCAGTCCCCATATCAACTTCTGGTTGGTCTCGCTATTTGGCGCTGTATTTATGATGATCAACATGTGTTTTAAAGATAAGGATCACCAGTGCGTAGCGGCGGATGCGGGAGGGGTAAAAAAAGAGGATTTTATCGCAGTTTTCAAGGATCGAAACTTCTGGGTTTTCGTCATATTTATTGTGGGGACGTGGTCTTTCTATAACATTTTTGATCAACAACTTTTTCCTGTCTTTTATGCAGGTTTATTCGAATCACACGATGTAGGAACGCGCCTGTATGGTTATCTCAACTCATTCCAGGTGGTACTCGAAGCGCTATGCATGGCGATTATTCCTTTCTTTGTGAATCGGGTAGGGCCAAAAAATGCATTACTTATCGGTGTTGTGATTATGGCGTTGCGTATCCTTTCCTGCGCGCTGTTCGTTAACCCCTGGATTATTTCATTAGTGAAGCTGTTACATGCTATTGAGGTTCCACTTTGTGTCATATCCGTCTTCAAATACAGCGTGGCAAATTTTGATAAGCGCCTGTCGTCGACGATCTTTCTGATTGGTTTTCAAATTGCCAGTTCGCTTGGGATTGTGCTGCTTTCAACGCCGACTGGGATACTCTTTGACCACGCAGGCTACCAGACAGTTTTCTTCGCAATTTCGGGTATTGTCTGCCTGATGTTGCTATTTGGCATTTTCTTCCTGAGTAAAAAACGCGAGCAAATAGTTATGGAAACGCCTGTACCTTCAGCAATATAGACGTAAACTTTTCCGGTTGTTGTCGATATCTCCCTATCCCTCAACCGGAAAATAATAATACTAAAGTGCTTAGCCCTGCTAATAATCACCTAATCCAAACGCCTCATTCATGTTCTGGTACAGTCGCTCAAATGTACTTCAGATGCGCGGTTCGCTGATTTCCAGGACATTGTCGTCATTCAGCGACCTGTCCCGTGTATCACGGTCCTGCGAATTCATCAAGGAATGCATTGCGGAGTGAAGTATCGAGTCACGCCATATTTCGCTATCAGGATTCTGTGTGATGGTTACATCGCCCGGCCCAGGGCTGTTTAGTCATCAGCGCTTTCTGACAGTGCTGAGATTTCAACCTGTTGCAGTAAAAATGAGTAGATATAAGGCAAGTGTGCTGCCAAACCTATCTTTTACGGGGTGAAGGTAGATTTCGTTTGAAGGGTATCTGGTGTCCCCTGCAGACATCTACTTGAAGCGGCAGGGGATTGATTGGAATGGTGTTTTTTAGGTGTGAGAAATATTTTACCCGCTATTTTACCCATTGGCGCGGCTTAAGAGCTTATTTTTGAATTCACAATGGTCACGATATAACCATCTTGCTCGCCCGTGGATAACTTTGGCTTTTGGCAGGTCGCCGGACTTAATCCGGTCGTAGATGAAGGTTTTACCAAAGCCAGTATCAGCCATGATGAATTTCAAATCAACCAGGGAATCAGGCTGTAGTTCGTGTTGCATGAGTGCTATCTCCGAATAGGGAATCGAACCTGCAAATCAGGTAATAAAAAAACCGCATTGATGCGGCGATGGTAGGTCTGGATATCTTGATAAATGAAAATGCCTCATCGAGTGTGAGGCGGGTTAGTCCTTGCGTAGCTCGCTGATTCTTCTGTAAGTCTCTGGTGCTTTGTTCCCGTACGTCTTCATTTCAGACTTCAACAGAGCAACGAGTGAATCCCATTCGTTGAGGATTCCTTTGAATGCCGGAACGCGCTTTGCAACCTTGTCGAATGAATCTCTGATTTCTGGAATCTGCTCAACAAGTGCAACGCATCGCCGAAAGTCTGCTGCGTCATGGGGAGCGCCGAAGTGATGACCATAGATATTCTTTTTCAGGCCACATGCGATTGAGGCAAGAGTTGCGCTACTGATGCCGACATCGCCAGTTGATTGCCATTTCAAAACCTTCATAGCCAAATCTGACATTTCTTGTCTCCATAAAACAAAACTCGCCGTAGCGAGCTCAGATAAAAGAAATCCCCGTCAGTGCGAGGATGCTGTTCATTGCTGCTATACACTTTTTTGCTCTCAACGTAAGCGGTAGCTCATTCTGTTGGGTTGGTGCAGTTGCTTTTAGGAAATGCTATTTACCCCTTAAACGTCGGCTGAAAGAGCTAAAATCCATGCAAAAAATTTACGCAATTTTGTGTATTATTGTGCAGTAAGTAATGAGCTATTTTCTGCGCAAAAAATGGATGGTAAATTTGTCCGGGGCAGGAAAAATTTTATGGGCGCTAAACATGAAAAAAGATTCGTATCCTTATTTGATTTGCATGACAGTTTCAGGCCTGATCTTTATTTTCCTTTTCTTCTGGTGGCGGGCAGATATTTACAGGGTCACGTTTCTTAATCAGAGTATATCCCACTATTACATTCTGTTTAGCATGGGAATAGCTTTTCTGTTATCTCTGTTTTGGGTTAAGAAGGGGATAGTAAAACAAAGCGGCTGGAAGAGTCTGTCAGCATACCTTAAGGTTTATGCAGGGATGTGCATATTTGCTGGATTTTTTCTGATTATACCTCTTACAACACTAACTTATTTTTTGCCTGGAGATACATCGTCTTATGTTGCACCGTATCGGTATACTTCCGGTAGTTCAAAAAGTTGTTCTGGAGCTGAGGTGGATGACCCCGATCTACATGAGAATATTCGCATTTGCTATCCGTATGGCAATTATGAGTACGATAATATTATCTATGTTGAAAAGAAAATTAATACATTAGGTGCGGTAGTGACATATGCACAGACCGCGCGTGATGATACTGAATGAGATAGTATATAGCGGGCAAGTTTTAGTTAATTTATCGAGGTAATATAATTTACCTCGACTCGTTTACTCTGGTATTAATATTTCGCTTTACGATCGATTTTTATCTGATGATATCATGCGGTTTTCATATACTGACTTACTGTCTTTTCTCCGTTAGCGATTTTCTCCTGCTCAGCGATGATTTTATCTTTGGCTTCTAGTTAATTTCGCTCACTTCGAACCTCTCTGTTTACTGATAAGTTCCAGATCCTCCTGGCAACTTGCACAAGTCCGACAACCCTGAACGGCCAGGCGTCTTCGTTCATCTATCGGATCGCCACACTCACAACAATGAGTGGCAGATATAGCCTGGTGGTTCAGGCGGCGCATTTTTATTGCTGTGTTGCGCTGTAATTCTTCAATTTCTGATGCTGAATCAATGATGTCTGCCATCTTTCATTAATCCCTGAATTGTTGGTTAATACGCTTGAGGGTGAATGCGAATAATAAAAAAGGAGCCTGTAGCTCCATGATGATTTTGTTTTTCATGCTCACCGTTCCTTAAAGACGCCGTACAGCATGCTGATATGAGACAATGTTGATTCATTAAGTTGATTCCAGACTTCCTTTGGTAAAAGCTTGTATCAGTCTGTTTGCTGCTGCTTTCTGCGCTGCCACATTGGCAATAACAGATAGTTTTTCCTGGCTGGCTTTCGTGCAGATCCCCGCCCAGTTATCCATCAGAAAAAAATCCTCTCTTTCTGCAGAGCTGGTAGTTGCACATAGTTTTTCGATCATAGAAGTTATTTCTGCGATGGAATGATTAACCATCATCTGTTGAACCGCAAAACCGAAAGCGTTAATCATTACTCCATGGAACTGAATATAATCGCGCTTGTACGTAGCGTGGTGTACACCATGTCGGATTGAGTCAATCTGAGTTAGTGTAATCCATGCCTCCCAGACAGATTCTATATATCCCATTTCAAGTTGTTGATTGCCGTTCCTGGCGAACTTTGACGTTGCATCAGTGAGTGCCTTGAAACTCACCCACATATTACTTTTTAATGGCACTACGTTGTGTTCAAAATCGGTTATATCGGCAAATACAGTATGTTGGGTCAGGAAGGATATCATTCCCTGAGCAATATCATCCCGGCCGTTATACGCCATATTGATGGTCGCTGATGGCTTAGAAACGTTGTTATTTATGTCCGAAAAGAACTGCTGCCGGGTTTTTAGCGGCAGATTCATTGTAAGCATCATGGGAACCATGAGCGTTGATGGGGAACTTCGGCAAAATATCTCAATGCCAGCTGCACGATGTTGACCATCAAAAAGTTTTATTTCGGCGTCGAGGGGAATTCTGGCTATACCAACATTTGTGTTGCCAAACGGTACAAATTCTATATTCGAATCACAGTTACCTACGAGAGGGGGAATGATAAAAGGCTCATTTCTTGAGTCTGCGTTAGTGAGATAATTTAAAAATTTTCGTACTCGATTTGGATTAATTTCTCGCTGAGAGCGTGCCAGTGTATGGCCGTAATTATCTGAAGCGAGGAAACGAGCCAGCGATCTTCCTGGTATGGTAAGGAAGAGTGTAACAGTACCACCCTGTACACCTTGCGATGCCGGAAATTCGAATGAATGATTACCAACCTGACTCATATATCCTCCTGTTTATTATTTATCTTCTCAGCCAGCCGCTGTGCTTTCAGTGGATTTCTGATAACAGAAAGGCCGGGAAATACCCAGCCTCGCTTTGTAATGGAGTAGATGAAAGTGATCGCGCCTACCCGGATATTATCGTGAGGATGCTTCATCGCCATTGCTCCCCAAATACAAAACCAATTTCAGCCAGTGCCACGTCCATTTTTTCGATGAACTCCGGCACCATCTCGTCAAAATTCGCCATGTACTTTTCATTCCGCTCAATCACGACATAATGCAGGCCTTCACGCTTCATACGCGGGTCATAGTTGGCAAAGTACCAGGCATCTTTTCGCGTCACCCACATGCTGTACTGCACCTGGGCCATGTAAGCCGATTTTATGGCCTCGAAACCACCGAGCCGGAACTTCATGAAATCCCGGGAGGTAAACGGGCATTTCAGCTCAAGGCCGTTGCCGTCACTGCATAAACCATCGGGAGAGCAGGCGGTGCGCATACTTTCGTCGCGATAGATGATCGGGGATTCAGTAACATTCACGCCGGAAGTAAACTCAAACAGGGCTCTGGCGTCATTCTCGTACTGTTTTCCCCAGGCCAGCGCCTTAGCATTAACTTCCGGAGCCACACCGGTGCAAACCTCAGCCAGCAGGGTGTGGAAGTAGGACATTTTCATGTCAGGCCACTTCTTTCCTGAGCGGGGCTTTGCTATCACGTTGTGAACTTCTGAAGCGGTGATGACGCCGAGCCGTAATTTGTGCCATGCATCATCCCCCTGTTCGACAGCTCTCACGTCGATCCCGGTACGCTGCAGGATAATGTCCGGTGTCATGCTGCCACCTTCTGCTCAGTGGCTTTCTGTTTCAGGAATCCAAGAGCTTTTACTGCTTCGGCCTGTGTCAGTTCTGACGATGCGCGAATGTCGCGGCGAAATATCTGGGAACAGAGCGGCAATAAGTCGTCATCCCATGTTTTGTCCAGGGCAATCAGCAGAGTGTTAATCTCCTGCATGGTTTCATCGTTAACCGGAGTGATGTCGCGTTCCGGCTGGCGTTCTGCAGTGTATGCGGTATTTTCGACAATGCGCTCGGCTTCATCCTTGTCATAGATACCAGCAAATCCGAAGGCCAGACGGGCACACTGAATCATGGCTTTATGCCGTAACATCCGTTTGGGATGCGACTGCCACGGCCCCGTGATTTCTCTGCCTTCGCGGGTTTTGAATGGTTCGCGGCGGCATTCATCCATCCATTCGGTAACGCAGATCGGATGATTACGGTCCTTGCGGTAAATCCGGCATGTACAGGATTCGTTGTCCTGCTCAAAGTCCATGCCATCAAACTGCTGGTTTTCATTGATGATGCGGGACCAGCCATCAACGCCCACCACCGGAACGATGCCGTTCTGCTTATCAGGGAAGGCGTAAATTTCTTTCGTCCACGGATTAAGGCCGTACTGGTTGGCGACGATCAGCAATGCGATGAACTGCGCATCGCTGGCATCGCCTTTAAATGCCGTCTGGCGAAGAGTGGTGATCAGTTCCTGTGGGTCGACAGAATCCATGCCGACACGTTCAGCCAGCTTCCCAGCCAGCGTTGCGAGTGCTGTACTCATCCGTTTTATACCTCTGAATCAATATCAACCTGATGGTGAGCAATGGTTTCAACCATGTACCGGATGTGTTCTGCCATGCGCTCCTGAAACTCAACATCGTCATCAAATGCACGGGTAATGGCTTTTTTGCTGGCCCCGCAGCGTTGTAAATGATCGATGCAGAGCGATTCAAACAAATGCTGGGGCAGGCCTTTTTCCATGTCGTCTGCCAGTTCTGCCTCTTTCTCTTCACGGGCGATCTGCTGGTAGTGACGCGCCCAGCTCTGAGCCTCAAGACGATCCTGAATGTAATAAGCGTTCATGGCTGAACTCCTGAAAATGGCTGTGAAAATATCGCCCGCGAAATGCCAGGCTGATTAGGAAAACAGGAAAGGGGATTAGCGATTCAGGCCGTTACCGCGTCCGTCGATAAAAACTTCCACGAGCAAATCACGGGTATAAGTGCGCTCGATGCCGCGATGCAGATAAAGCCGTCCGCGTAAATTAGCTGATGCAGTCCAGGTACCATCTTTGTGTTTGACCAGCATTCCTGGCATGACCGCGCCGCGATTAACGGTCTGCGTTCCGTAATGTTGATGAACCATAAAAACTCCTGCCCGTAAGCTGGGCTGCTGAACATATAGAGACTTCTGCGCGTATTCAGGCGGTGGATGGCCGCCGGTTGTCATAACTAAGCCGCCTCGTTGAAGCGACTAAGGTATGAAATGTTGAGTTGATTTCAGCTGGTCACACCGACGTTCACGCGTCCGTTTCACCCCTCGCACTCCCCGAAGCCTGCTGAAATTCAAACTGCGGATCTAAGCGGTCATCGCAACGGTGAATCAGGTGGTTGCCGTATCGTTGTGTTGTTGCGATGAACTTATTTAAAACTATAGTTGTTTTACCGTCAACAACAAAAGTTGTTTTATTGGTTGTTTTAGATATAACTGGTTGTATTTAGGATGGATTTATTTTGTGACTTGAATCGCATAGCGATAACTGAAGCGAGGTTATGGTGGTTTTTTTAACGGTGTGTGTGATGAGGGGAGGGCAAAAGAAAACCCGGCACGGTGACCGGGATTCTTACGCCGTTAGGTAAAGATATTATTGCGGTGGCTTAATATTACTACCTAGAGCAAAGATAGGAATTAGTTCTTTACTGAATGAGCACAATGCCCAGTTGATAATTTTTAATTGGTACTACCCATGCTTCCTATATGTCTGCGGCATGCTCCCAATAACCTTACCGAAGATGAACACCCGGTTCATCTCGTCTTTCTCGATCGGGTCCCACGGTGAGTAGCTTTTGTTATCAGAGATGACCAGCAGCTTATCCTTCATCATTTGCAGGCGCTTTACATGGGCTGTGTCGTCGTACAGAAACGCATAGATACCATCACCGTCGAAAGATTTAACTGTGATATCAACGAACAGCAGATCACCTGGTTCGATCGTTCCTGACATGCTGTCACCACGCACGTTAATGATGCGGATATTTTCCGCCTTCCTACCATCGAACATATGACGAGCATCGTCAAACGAGTACTCAACCGAGCGTAGAACTTCTACAAACTCACGGTTGATGACTCCCGGCCCAGCACTGACTTCTATATCAAGAACGTCAATCTTGAAGTATTTGGAATGGCTGACAGTTGATTGTATTGGTTGCACTGTACTGTCTGACATATTTCCAACGCCAGAAGATAACCATTCTGCGCGCACACCCAAAGCGTTCGCGATCTCCACGATTTTAGTTGTTTGATTAGCTTTCCCTGTTTCGATTTTCTGAATAGCAGCTTGGCTAACCCCGACCAAATCCCCAAGCGCCTTTTGTGTAAGGCCTCGCGCTAATCTGGCTTCTTTAAGTCTTTCTGAGAGTGTTGTTTTCATAGTCCAAATGTACAACCAAGGTTTTATTTCATCAAACGAAAATGGTTGTTGACTAAAAACAACCACAGTTTTAATCTTGATTCAAATTAACCACGGAGGTTGTTATGAACCCAGCTATCAAAACAGCGATCAATATCGTTGGTTCACAAAAGAAACTGGGCGCTGCTTGCGAAGTTTCACAGCAGGCCGTCTATAAGTGGCTTCACAACAAAGCAAAGGTATCCCCTGAACATGTCGGCAGCATTGTTACGGCTACTGGTGGAGTAGTGAAGGCATACCAGATTCGCCCGGATCTTCCGAAGTTGTTTCCACACACCGAAAAGAACGCAGCTTAAATTTCCATTTCACGCTCTTTAACAATAAGCAATCAACTTAACAGTCAATTCAAACTAAAGGAGTCAATTATGCAACCACTTACATACCAACAGACTAGCGGATTTAGCCCGACTGCGGTGATAAATCGTTCTCAAACAAAACAGGTGCCAGGCCACGAAAAAATCCGTGATGCCGTCCGCGCCTGGTCGGCTGAAGATAATCAGGATGTCGTTGCCGCACTCATTGTGAATGAGTATCGAGCACAGGGCGGCGGCACTATCGATTTTTCTGATGATGTCAGTCGTGCACGCCAGAAGCTGTTCCGCTTTCTCGATAACAAATTCGATTCTGAAAAATACCGAAATAACGTGCGTGAACTGACTCCAGCAATTCTGGCAGTACTACCGCTGAAATATCGCGGCCACCTGGTTGAGCAGGATAGCTTCATGGCTCGGCTGGCTGAAATGGAAAAGGAACTCAGTGAGGCAAAACAGGCTGTCATTCTCAACGCACCACGCCACCAGAAACTGAAGGAAATTAGTGAAGGTATTGTGTCGATGTTTCGTGTGGACCCAGATCTGGCTGGTCCATTGATGGCGATGGTTACTACCATGCTGGGGGCGATATGACAGGTTCAGAAATGGCGAAAGCCGGTCTGCTGGAACAGAACCGACTTTCAGGTGCAAATCGTAACACACTCATTGCGGGAGGAATTATGGCAAACACTGCTGAGATATTCAATTTTCCAGTGCCGGATGCGGCACAAAAGGAGCCGCGCGTGGCAGATCTCGATGATGGTTATACGCGCATTGCAAATGAGTTGCTGGAAGCTGTGATGCTGGCCGGATTAACACAGCACCAGCTTCTGGTCTTCCTAGCTGTCATGCGCAAAACATATGGCTTTAATAAAAAACTGGATTGGGTGAGCAACGAGCAACTGTCCGAATTGACCGGGATATTGCCGCACAAGTGTTCTGCTGCAAAAAGTGTTCTGGTAAAGCGTGGGATTTTGATTCAGAGCGGGCGGAATATCGGTATTAATAATGTGGTCAGTGAATGGTCAACATTACCCGAATCAGGTAAGAAAAATAAAGTTTACCTGAAAGAGGTAAATTTACCTGAATCAGGTAAGAAAAGTTTACCCAAATCAGGTAAAGGCGTTTACCCGAATCAGGTAAACACAAAAGACAAACTAACAAAAGACAATATAAAACCTTTTTCGTCCGAGAATTCTGGCGAATCCTCTGACCAACCAGAAAACGATCTTCCTGTGGTGAAACCAGATGCTGCAATTCAGAGCGGCAGCAAGTGGGGGACAGCAGAAGACCTGACCGCCGCAGAGTGGATGTTTGACATGGTGAAGACCATCGCGCCATCAGCCAGAAAACCGAATTTTGCAGGGTGGGCTAACGATATCCGCCTGATGCGTGAACGTGACGGACGTAACCACCGCGACATGTGTGTGCTGTTCCGCTGGGCATGCCAGGACAACTTCTGGTCCGGTAACGTGCTAAGTCCGGCCAAACTCCGCGACAAGTGGACCCAACTCGAAATCAACCGTAACAAGCAACAGGCAGGCGTGACAGCTAGCAAACCAAAACTCGACCTGACAAACACAGACTGGATTTACGGGGTGGATCTATGAAAAACATCGCCGCACAGATGATTAACTTTGACCGTGAGCAGATGCGTCGGATCGCCAACAACATGCCGGAACAGTACGACGAAAAGCCTCAGGTACAGCAGGTAGCGCAGATCATCAATGGTGTGTTCAGCCAGTTACTGGCAACTTTCCCGGCGAGCCTGGCTAACCGTGACCAGAATGAACTGAACGAAATCCGCCGCCAGTGGGTTCTGGCTTTCCGGGAAAACGGGATCACCACAATGGAACAGGTTAACGCAGGAATGCGCGTAGCCCGTCGGCAGAATCGACCATTCCTGCCATCACCCGGGCAGTTTGTTGCCTGGTGCCGGGAAGAAGCATCCGTTACCGCCGGGCTGCCAAACGCCAGCGAGCTGGTTGATATGGTTTACGAGTATTGCCGGAAGCGTGGCCTGTATCCGGACGCAGAGTCTTATCCATGGAAATCAAACGCGCACTACTGGTTGGTTACCAACCTGTACCAGAACATGCGGGCCAATGCGCTGACTGACGCGGAATTACGGCGTAAAGCTGCCGATGAGCTGACCTGTATGACCGCGCGAATTAACCGTGGTGAGGCGATACCTGAACCAGTAAAACAACTTCCTGTCATGGGCGGTAGACCTCTAAACCGTGCACAGGCTTTGGCGAAGATCGCAGAAATCAAAGCTAAGTTCGGACTGAAAGGAGCAAGTGTATGACGGGCAAAGAGGCAATTATTCATTACCTGGGGATGTATAAGAGCTTCTGTGCGCCGGACGTTGCTGCGGTAACAGGCGCAACAGTAACCAGCATAAATCAGGCTGCGGCTAAAATGGCGCGGGCAGGAATCTTAGTCATTGATGGTAAGGTCTGGCGAACGGTGTATTACCGGTTCGCTACCAGGGAAGAACGGGAAGGGAAGGTGGGCACGAACCTGATTTTTAAGGAGTGTCGCCAGAGTGCCGCGATGAAGCGGGTGTTGGCGGTGTATGGAGATATGAACTTAAACTTGCTGTGACGGTTTTCATCGGTAACACACCATGTAATCTAGCAGTCAGCTTAGAAATAGGAGCGGCAGTTAAAGATTTTTCAGTTAGTAGAAAATTACTGTTATTGCAGGGATCTAATCACCGGAGAGTCGTTCCATTTGTCTTATGATTACCTGAAGTCCGTTAGTTCGTTGGTAATCACCGTTTTTGTTAGAGAAGTAAGCATCGCTGACAAAATATTCTCAACGATGCCTGCTTTATTGCTACTACAAATTAATTAAATTGCATCTGCAAACTCTGGGGTTTTTCGCTCAGGTATAATTGATGAGTTGCTGTTGTCACTTTTTTTATTTTCATGATTACGAATAGCCAATGACTCATTAAAGTCTTTTGCGACTGCTGTCTCAATAAATTCAATTTCTGAATCAGAGTGTTTTTTAACAGCTTCTTTGATCTCATCCAGAGTAACATAGAAAAACTCTTTTCTACGATTTACAAGATTGACTCTCTTTTTATCGAAGACATCATGTAGTTTTTTTTCTAATGATGGAGCGTCCTCCGAATAAATCATGGCATGTACATCAAAAATAAAAGGAACAGATGCATCACCGAGCTCATTTACACGGTCTTGCGGATCAAGACGTCGTGTCATGCCTATTTTATAAACATTCTCCCCAAAAGAACCTATGTTCGAAATAATATAAACATGACCTTGTTTGGTTTGTTGTGCCATGGATAATGCTCTTTGATGCTTTGATTCAGCCTGCGACAAACTCTGTTCTAGTTCGGCAATGCGATTTTCGAGGCGCTGCTTCATGTCACCAGTAACTTTTTCCATTTCCTTTCTTGCAGCTTCAATTGCTTTTTTATAACGGCGCTCTTCTGCCTCTGCGTCTTGCATGGCCTTTTCTATTTCTCGTTGTGCACGCTCCTCCTCTCTCATTTGTGCCCTTATTTCTGCCTGTTCTTCTTTTTCTTTCTGTTTTTGCTCACGATATTCATGGGTAAGCCACAATTCCTCAAGTTTTTTATTGAGGTATTTAGTGTTTATATATATGTGATTTTGCTCGTTTAGTTTATTTATGGCCTCAAATGCCTTTGTGATGCGTTCTTCCATTTTAGTGATGTTTTTCCACGTGCAATTGCTAATTGCAGCATCACATTCATTATTAAATGCTCTAGTAGTTAGCCTGATATTTCTGTCTGTCATTTTTTTACCCTCTGCTCGAGAGCCTTCAACAGTCCATTGGGTTGTACAATATACTGCGCCAGAGTGGGTTTTATCCCGCAGCATTAATTTCTGTTCATCCCTGATGGATTTTATTTTGTTTTTAAATTGCTCTGAATCTTCAAAATTAAAATGAGGTTCGTAAAATCCTAGTTCGGCTAGCTCAACATCTTCTGAATAAATAGAAATTTGCCTTACTAGTTTATCATATATTTCTTTCTTCTCTTTATAAGTTCTTCTTAGCTCTTGGATTTGTTTATTGATACCATCCATTTTTTCAATGGTGTTTGTTAGTTCATTATTGGCATTTTCTTTTACTTTTAGGGATTCTTCTTTTATTATGGAGCATTCTTGCTCTGTTTTCTCAATAAGCTTCTTACATTCTTCTTCTACATTAAAATAATCTGCAAAGCGAGATTTGTATTCTTCATTTTTTTGATTGCTATCACTTAATTCTAATTGTATTTTTTTGATGCGTTTGATTGCAGCTATATAAAGAACAAGAACAACCAATAAAAATATGATTGCAAGTAATAGAGGAGTTTGAGTCATTCGTGCTATTCCTTACGGACAATTTAAGACGTTTTGTATTAAATCCTGTTCAATGTGTATGCGGGTGATTGCTACCGCTTACAATCTTCATAATTATCAGTTAGATAGACTCGCTAGTAAATAATTTCATTTTTTGCAATATTCTTATTGAATATTTCAATTTATGAAATGAACTCTTTATCCTTTCAAGGCGAAAGGTTTCTTCTTCGGAAATATTTGCTCTCGTGTGACGTATAAAGACCTTTGATTTTCAAAAATCAGTAGGGAATAATATAGTTACTGTCGGCCTGAACACCCGGTGGTGGGGTTGCGCTAAACGGGGACGTTTATGCGCACACACAATCCAAACTCTCATCTCCATTCACAGATGCAGAAATGCACCTACGATTTTTTACATTCGGTGTTTTACTTCGACAGCCAGAATTGGGAGTCTCTATTCGTCTGGCGGCTAAAGGTGATATGGAAATCGTTATGTTTTGGCCTGAGGTAGTTGTAACTGTTGTAGCAGCTATGGCTGTGATCATCATGGTGTCCATTTACTGGGGTTGACGACATGATTTATCCGGCGCTATATTCTGTGCGTTGCCGCAAAATCGGCACACGGGATTGGCGTCCCGGGATACTACTCAACGCATACCGCGTTAAGCGGTTTTTTTGTGCGCTAAGCACGGCTATGCCCAAATTATGGTGGGCTGTGTGAGGGCTTCTTCGGAAGCGCCGGGTTTGAGTAGCCGGTTACGCCAACCTTACACAGTTCACCACCAGTCGATTGGCGTCGTTGGTGGTGATGGTTAACCTGATGAGGTGATACTATGACTACTCAATTAGCATTCCACAAAACGACGTTTACCCCGATTTGCCACAATAACAGAATTTGGCTTACTGCCACTGAAGTTGGTTTAGCACTGGAATATGCGGACGATAAAGCAGTTCAGCGCATTTACTCTCGGCACTCAGATGAATTCACAGATATGATGACAAGGGTGGTCAAAGTGACCACCCCTCGTGGAATGCAGGAGTCTCGAGTATTTAGCCTTCGCGGAGCCCATTTGATCGCCATGTTTGCTCGTACTCCTGTGGCCAAAGAATTCCGCCGCTGGGTTCTGGATATTCTCGATCGAGAAGTTCAACAATCCCCAATCACAAAACAATTCACTGATAACGAACTTTGCACACTCGCCTGGTTATGGCGAGCAAGTGATACGATGTTAACCGCCTGCCAGAACGTTACGCCCCTTCTTCAGGTCGCAGAGCATCGCGAAGCAGGTAGATTCACTTCAATCGAACAAGAATATCCTCGGATACTCAACAGGGCGCGAGAAATCCTTGCCAGAGAAACGGCGCATGTAAAATTCCAACCGTGGCAGGATGATAAGTGGAGTCGTGTGTTACCATATTTCCGTCAGAATCTGTTGCAATAAAGTCACTAGTTAGAAATACTGCCAGCATTCTGCGATGACGGAAGTGCTGGCATTTTTTTTGGTAATGTGCGAGTCCATTTCATAAAATACGGGTACTGGAACTGGACGATATAATCTAAAAGATACCATTATCAGTAGCATTAAAATCGCTATGTGCCGATACGGATATAAATTATATTGATTGTTCACATACCTTATTGGATATTACTGAGGGGTGTTTATATAAGGTGTAACGATGATGTGGAACTTTGACAGTGCCGACTTAAGTGCAATAGCAGCAGGCATTTCTGCGTTTGGCACATTAGCCGCAGCGGGGTCGGCGCTTGCAAGTTGGTGCACGTCAAAAAAAGCGCTGCAGCTACAAAATAGAGTTTACCTTTATGAGTCTTTAAAGGCTTGCGCTGAGAGAGCCAATTCATCAGCTAAAGATAAGCGCGGATCTGAATGGAGCGTTAATGATGCAGCGGATATCATCAGGTGCCTAGTACGGGCGATGGAGCTCATCAAGCAGGATAGCCAGCAGAAAGAAGGTAATCAGGCATTAATGTTGAAACAGTACTTTGTTAATCTGCTAATAATGGAACTGTACGAGGAAGTTCATAACGGTGATGCGGCTGATTCTGTTTTTAAAAGTACGGAACCTACACAAGTACTTGATAACTTATGGAGCAAATGGCAGGAGGCTATAGCTTTTTTTGATATTTGGAATTACCCAGTTGCGACTGAGGAAGACTTGGCAGACTAATTTTCAGCACATTTGATTTCCAATAATCAACCAGCCATAATCATGCCATTGGAGCTTGAACAACTCCGGTGACTTCTGCGCTAAACGGGGACGTTTATGCGCACATACAATCCAAACTCTCTTCTCCCTTCACAGATGCAGAAATGCACCTGCGATATTTTGCATCCAGCGTTTGATCTCTGCGGAGGTGAAGCGTGAACCTCCCACAAGATGGTATCAAATTGCATCGCGGTAACTTCACCGCTATCGGTCGGCAGATCCAGCCTTATCTGGAGGACGGCAAATGCTTTCGCATGGTGCTTAAACCGTGGCGCGAGAGACGCAGTCTTTCCCAGAATGCACTCAGCCACATGTGGTACAGCGAAATCAGTGAATACCTCATCAGCAAGGGTAAAACGTTCGCCACTCCAGCTTGGGTAAAAGATGCTCTCAAACACACTTATCTCGGTTATGAAACCAAAGAACTGGTTGATGTCGTAACCGGTGAAATCACCACCATTCAGTCATTACGTCATACCTCCAATCTTGATACCGGAGAGATGTATGTCTTCCTGTGTAAGGTTGAAGCCTGGGCGATGAATATTGGCTGCCACCTGACTATTCCGCAGAGCTGCGAGTTCCAGCTGCTCCGCGACAAGCAGGAGGCGTAATGTCTACACCGCTTATTCGTGTCATGAACGGACACATCTACAGAGTATCAAATCGTCGTAAGCGTAAGCCTGAGCTGAAGCCATCCGAAATACCAACACTGCTCGGATATACCGCTAGCCTGGTTGATAAAAAATGGTTGCGACTGGCAGCAAGGAGGAATCATGGCTGATTTGAGAAAAGCAGCGCGTGGTCGGGAATGCCAGGTAAGAATCCCTGGCGTATGTAATGGCAATTCTGAAACGTCTGTACTGGCACATATCCGGCTGGCTGGATTGTGCGGTACCGGTATCAAACCGCCAGACCTGATTGCCACCATTGCATGTTCTGCCTGCCACGACGAAATCGACCGCCGCACACATTTTGTCGATGCTGCATATGCAAAAGAATGCGCGCTGGAAGGTATGGCGAGAACACAGGTTATCTGGCTGAAAGAGGGGGTTATTAAGGCGTGAATACCTACAGCATCACATTACCCTGGCCTCCGAGCAATAATCGCTATTACCGCCATAATCGCGGGCGCACGCACATCAGCGCAGAAGGGCAGGCATACCGCGATAACGTCACCCGAATCATTAAAAACGCAATGCTGGATATCGGCCTGGCTATGCCAGTGAAAATCCGTATTGAGTGCCACATGCCGGATCGCCGTCGCCGTGACCTGGATAATCTGCAAAAAGCCGCTTTTGACGCACTCACCAAAGCAGGTTTCTGGCTGGATGATGCTCAGGTCGTTGATTACCGCGTTGTGAAGATGCCTGTTACCAAAGGTGGGAGGCTGGAACTGACCATCACCGAAATGGGGAATGAATGATGTTTGAGTTTTATATGGCAGAACTTCTTCGCCACCGCTGGGGGCATCTGCGCTTATATCGTTTCCCCGGTTCTGTTTTGACCGATTACCGAATACTGAAGAATTACGCCAAAACCCTGACAGGAGCAGGAGTATGAAGTCAGAGATAACAATCAACTAATACTGTTTTGTTGATTTTTGCTTGTAATTGGCGTTCTGGTCTGATTTTTGTGGAGTAAGTTGATGCGTGATATTCAGATGGTTCTTGAGCGTTGGGGAGCGTGGGCGGCTAATAATCATGAAGATGTGACCTGGTCGTCCATTGCCGCCGGTTTTAAGGGATTAATTACTTCAAAAGTAAAATCTCGCCCGCAATGTTGTGACGATGACGCGATGATTATTTGCGGGTGCATGGCCCGTCTGAAAAAGAACAACAGCGATTTGCACGATTTATTAGTAGATTATTATGTAGTCGGTATGACATTCATGTCACTGGCAGGTAAGCATTGCTGCTCTGATGGTTATATCGGGAAAAGGTTACAGAAGGCTGAGGGCATAATTGAAGGGATGTTAATGGCATTAGATATCCGGTTAGAGATGGATATCGTTGTTAATAACTCTAATTAATATGCCAATTGTTTACTAAAAATTATTAAAAATGGGGCGTTGAGACGCCCCCAAAAATAAAGGGTAATATATAACAGAAGGTTTATATAGTTAGAAGCAAGGTTGTGCTTCTAAAGGAAGTGGCTTGAGGGAGCCACTTATATGTTGGGGAGGCAACGCCTCCCGCAACATATCTTTTTCGTAATCAGATTAGAACTGGTAAACCAGACCTACAGCAACGATGTCATCAGTGCTTACACCGAGTGCTTTAGTGAAGTCATTTTTGTCAAGCAGGTTGATTTTGTAATCAACGAAAGTAGACATATTTTTGTTGAAGTAATAGGTTGCACCTACATCAACATATTTGACTAAGTCCTGATCGCCCCATACTCCAAGATCTTTACCTTTAGATTGCAGGTAAGCAACGGACGGACGCAGACCGAAATCGAACTGATATTGTGCAACAGCTTCGAAGTTTTGGGCTTTATTAGCAACGAAGTGATCAGCAAATACAGTCATATTCTGGGTTTCAGAATAGGTAGTGGCCAGGTAAATGTTGTTAGCGTCATATTTCAGACCTGCGGCCCAAACTTCTGCATTTTTACCGGAAGCAAATACTTCAGGAAGAACTTTCCCTGCATTAACTTGAGTGTCGGTACGATCAGATTTCGCATAAGTTGCACCGATACCGAATCCTTCGTATTCATAGGTAGCAGAGAAACCGAAGCCATCACCGTTACCTTCAGTGTAGTTATCGAAATCGCTACGATCGTTTTTGCCTTGGTACTGAGCAGCAAAGTTCAGACCATCAACCAGACCAAAGAAGTCGTTGTTACGATAGGTTGCAACACCAGTGGTGCGACCAGTCATGAACACATCTGTTTGGGTCCAGGTATCGCCACCGAATTCTGGCAGAACGTCAGTCCACGCACCGATGTCGTATGCTACACCGTAGTTACGGCCGTAATCGATTGAGCCGTAGTCACCGAATTTCAGGCCTGCAAATGCAAGACGGGTTTTGTCTTTGGAGGAACCTTGAGATTCAGCGCGGTTGCCTTTGAATTCATATTCCCACTGACCGAAACCAGTCAGTTGATCGTTGATTTGGGTTTCACCTTTGAAGCCAAGACGGGCATAAGTAGTATCACCATCATCTGCATCATTAGAGGAGAAGTAGTGCTTGGCATTAACTTTCCCGTACAGATCCAGCTTGTTACTGTCTTTATTATAAATTTCAGCTGCCTGAGCAGACATCGCCATCAGTACTGATGCAGCTACAGCAGAAATTGCCACTGTTAATTTTTTCATCGTGAGCCCTTTTTTTTGAACTATTATTAAAAAATGATGTCACTGCGCGATAAATATTCATCTAATCAATGTGATTATTTCAAGATGTAAGTTTTAGTTTCTCATTTAATTTGTGAAGTAGATCTCTATTTTTATCTGAACTTTTTCTATCGAAACCTATTTATGGCTCTTATTTGAACAAAAATAAACCTATTAGCTAATTTATATTAATGGTTGTTATTTATGGAGGTTCTATAATTCGGCAGTTTAATTTAAATCAACTAAAAATAACGTCTGAAATTATTTATTGGTTATTTGTTGAGGTTTTCTTATGTATTTGTGGTGGTGTTTTGAACACTCGGTAGCATTCTCATAAATATCATTCAGTGGTTTACGTACGTAAAAAATTGGTTATGCTGTTAAGAGTGGTTACTTCGTCACACAGCTTAAACCCGCCGTCGAGCTGGTTTTTCCATTTTTTGAGTCTCGATATTAGCTGATAACTCAATACCTGAGTTATTCACTGACTCCGAGTCTGTTACGTTTCTGCTTTTTTGCGATACGTTGTATTCCCTCAATTTACACCCGCTTTGTCTGCGAGGTGGGGTTATGAAATCCATGGATAAGTTAACAACGGGTGTCGCCTATGGCACCTCAGCAGGTAGTGCCGGTTACTGGTTTTTACAGCTGCTCGATAAAGTCACGCCCTCACAGTGGGCAGCAATAGGTGTGCTGGGTAGCCTGGTATTTGGCCTGCTGACGTACCTGACAAACCTTTATTTCAAGATTAAAGAAGATAAGCGCAAGGCTGCGAGAGGTGAATAATGCCTCCATCATTACGAAAAGCCGTTGCTGCTGCTATTGGTGGCGGAGCAATTGCTATAGCATCAGTGTTAATTACTGGCCCAAGTGGTAACGATGGTCTGGAAGGTGTCAGCTACATACCATACAAAGATATTGTTGGTGTATGGACTGTATGTCACGGGCATACAGGAAAAGACATCATGCTCGGTAAAACGTATACCAAAGCAGAATGCAAAGCCCTCCTGAATAAAGACCTTGCCACGGTCGCCAGACAAATTAACCCGTACATAAAAGTTGATATACCGGAAACAACGCGCGGCGCTCTTTACTCGTTCGTTTACAACGTGGGCGCTGGCAATTTCAGAACATCGACGCTTCTTCGCAAAATAAACCAGGGCGATATCAAAGGCGCATGTGATCAGCTACGTCGCTGGACATATGCTGGCGGTAAGCAATGGAAAGGTCTCATGACTCGTCGTGAGATTGAGCGTGAAATCTGTTTGTGGGGTCAGCAATGAACAGAGTAACCGCGATTATCTCCGCTCTGGTTATCTGCATCATCGTTTGCCTGTCATGGGCTGTTAATCATTACCGTGATAACGCCATTACCTACAAAGCCCAGCGCGACAAAAATGCCAGAGAACTGAAGCTGGCGAACGCGGCAATTACTGACATGCAGATGCGTCAGCGTGATGTTGCTGCGCTCGATGCAAAATACACGAAGGAGTTAGCTGATGCGAAAGCTGAAAATGATGCTCTGCGTGATGATGTTGCCGCTGGTCGTCGTCGGTTGCACATCAAAGCAGTCTGTCAGTCAGTGCGTGAAGCCACCACCGCCTCCGGCGTGGATAATGCAGCCTCCCCCCGACTGGCAGACACCGCTGAACGGGATTATTTCACCCTCAGAGAGAGGCTGATCACTATGCAAAAACAACTGGAAGGAACCCAGAAGTATATTAATGAGCAGTGCAGATAGAGCTGCCCATATCGATGGGCAACTCATGCAATTATTGTGAGCAATACACACGCGCTTCCAGCGGAGTATAAATGCCTAAAGTAATAAAACCGAGAAATCCATTTACGAATGTTTGCTGGGTTTCTGTTTTAACAACATTTTCTGCGCCGCCACAAATTTTGGCTGCATCAACAGTTTTCTCCTGTCCAATTCCCGAAACGAAGAAGTGATGGGTGATGGTTTCCTTTGGTGTTACTGCTGTCGGTTTGTTTCCAACAGTAAACGTCTGTTGAGCACATCCTGTAATAAGCATTGCCAGAGCGGCAGAAAACAACATTTTTTTCATCTTATTATCCTGCATTGTTAAAAACGGCAGAATCCTATGTGACAACAATTAAACGATAGTTAAATGGATTGATGAAAATTAAAACTATATAGGTGTACGCTCAGACTATTGGAGGAAGTTGGGGACACTCAGAATCCTGTGGAATGAAATAAACCGGTCTATCCGTCTATTACCCTTTTAGCTGCGCTGTATCGTCGCCGTATTCCCGCATTAACCATGACCGTAGCCCGACGGGGAATTCCTTCTGCGTGAGTGTGCGGGAATAATCAAAAACGATGCACACCGGGTTTTACTGTGCTGACAGACGCAGGGTTACCCTCATAGTCGCTTTTCCGGTGCGATGGTGGAAGAAACCGGGATGTTCATCCATCATCACTTTGGATTGATGTATATGCTCTCTTTTCTGACGTTAGTCTCCGACGGCAGGCTTCAATGACCCAGGCTGAGAAATTCCCGGACCCTTTTTGCTCAAGAGCGATGTTAATTTGTTCAATCATTTGGTTAGGAAAGCGGATGTTGCGGGTTGTTGTTCTGCGGGTTCTGTTCTTCGTTGACATGAGGTTGCCCCGTATTCAGTGTCGCTGATTTGTATTGTCTGAAGTTGTTTTTACGTTAAGTTGATGCAGATCAATTAATACGATACCTGCGTCATAATTGATTATTTGACGTGGTTTGATGGCGTAGATGCACGTTGTGACATGTAGATGATAATTATTATCATTTTTGCGGGTCCTTTCCGGCGATCCGACAGGTTACGGGGCGGCGACCTCGCGGGTTTTCGCTATTTATGAAAATTTTCCGGTTTAAGGCGTTTCCGTTCTTCTTCGTCATAACTTAATGTTTTTATTTAAAATACCCTCTGAAAAGAAAGGAAACGACAGGTGCTGAAAGCGAGCTTTTTGGCCTCTGTCGTTTCCTTTCTCTGTTTTTGTCCGTGGAATGAACAATGGAAGTCAACAAAAAGCAGCTGGCTGACATTTTCGGTGCGAGTATCCGTACCATTCAGAACTGGCAGGAACAGGGAATGCCCGTTCTGCGAGGCGGTGGCAAGGGTAATGAGGTGCTTTATGACTCTGCCGCCGTCATAAAATGGTATGCCGAAAGGGATGCTGAAATTGAGAACGAAAAGCTGCGCCGGGAAGTTGAAGAACTGCGGCAGGCCAGCGAGACAGATCTCCAGCCAGGGACTATTGAGTACGAACGCCATCGACTTACGCGTGCGCAGGCCGACGCACAGGAGCTGAAAAATGCCAGAGACTCCGCTGAAGTGGTGGAAACCGCATTCTGTACTTTCGTGCTGTCGCGGATCGCAGGTGAAATTGCCAGTATTCTCGACGGGATCCCCCTGTCGGTGCAGCGGCGTTTTCCGGAACTGGAAAACCGACATGTTGATTTCCTGAAACGGGATATCATCAAAGCCATGAACAAAGCAGCCGCGCTGGATGAACTGATACCGGGGTTGCTGAGTGAATATATCGAACAGTCAGGTTAACAGGCTGCGGCATTTTGTCCGCGCCGGGCTTCGCTCACTGTTCAGGCCGGAGCCACAGACCGCCGTTGAATGGGCGGATGCCAATTACTATCTCCCAAAAGAATCCGCATACCAGGAAGGGCGCTGGGAAACACTGCCCTTTCAGCGGGCCATCATGAATGCGATGGGCAGCGACTACATCCGTGAGGTGAATGTGGTGAAGTCTGCCCGTGTCGGTTATTCCAAAATGCTGCTGGGTGTTTATGCCTACTTTATAGAGCATAAGCAGCGCAACACCCTTATCTGGTTGCCGACGGATGGTGATGCCGAGAACTTTATGAAAACCCACGTTGAGCCGACCATCCGCGATATTCCGTCGCTGCTGGCGCTGGCTCCGTGGTATGGCAAAAAGCACCGGGATAACACGCTCACTATGAAGCGTTTTTCCAATGGTCGTGGCTTCTGGTGCCTGGGCGGTAAAGCGGCAAAAAACTACCGTGAAAAGTCGGTGGATGTGGCGGGTTATGATGAACTTGCTGCCTTTGATGAGGATATTGAACAGGAAGGCTCTCCGACGTTCCTTGGCGACAAACGTATTGAAGGCTCGGTCTGGCCAAAGTCCATCCGTGGCTCCACGCCCAAAGTGAGAGGCACCTGCCAGATTGAGCGTGCAGCCAGTGAATCCCCGCATTTTATGCGTTTTCATGTTGCCTGCCCGCACTGCGGGGAGGAGCAGTATCTTAAATTTGGCGACAAAGAGACGCCGTTTGGCCTCAAATGGACGCCGGATGACCCCTCCAGCGTGTTTTATCTCTGCGAGCATAATGCCTGCGTCATCCGCCAGCAGGAGCTGGACTTTACTGATGCCCGTTATATCTGCGAAAAGACCGGGATCTGGACCCGTGATGGCATTCTCTGGTTTTCGTCATCCGGTGAAGAGATTGAGCCGCCGGACAGTGTGACCTTTCACATCTGGACGGCGTACAGCCCGTTCACCACCTGGGTGCAGATTGTCAAAGACTGGATGAAGACGAAAGGGGATACGGGAAAACGTAAAACCTTCGTGAACACCACGCTCGGTGAGACATGGGAAGCGAAAATTGGCGAACGTCCGGATGCTGAGGTGATGGCGGAGCGGAAAGAGCATTATTCAGCGCCCGTTCCTGACCGTGTGGCTTACCTGACCGCCGGTATCGACTCCCAGCTGGACCGCTACGAAATGCGCGTATGGGGATGGGGGCCGGGTGAGGAAAGCTGGCTGATTGACCGGCAGATTATTATGGGCCGCCACGACGATGAACAGACGCTGCTGCGTGTGGATGAGGCCATCAATAAAACCTATACCCGCCGGAATGGTGCAGAAATGTCGGTATCCCGTATCTGCTGGGATACTGGCGGGATTGACCCGACCATTGTGTATGAACGCTCGAAAAAGCATGGGCTGTTCCGGGTGATCCCCATTAAAGGGGCATCCGTCTACGGAAAGCCAGTGGCCAGCATGCCACGTAAGCGAAACAAAAACGGGGTTTACCTTACCGAAATCGGTACGGATACCGCGAAAGAGCAGATTTATAACCGCTTCACACTGACGCCGGAAGGGGATGAACCGCTTCCCGGTGCCGTTCACTTCCCGAATAACCCGGATATTTTTGATCTGACCGAAGCGCAGCAGCTGACTGCTGAAGAGCAGGTCGAAAAATGGGTGGATGGCAGGAAAAAAATACTGTGGGACAGCAAAAAGCGACGCAATGAGGCGCTCGACTGCTTCGTTTATGCGCTGGCGGCGCTGCGCATCAGTATTTCCCGCTGGCAGCTGGATCTCAGTGCACTGCTGGCGAGCCTGCAGGAAGAGGATGGTGCAGCAACCAACAAGAAAACACTGGCAGATTACGCCCGTGCCTTATCCGGAGAGGATGAATGACGCGACAGGAAGAACTTGCCGCTGCCCGTGCGGCACTGCATGACCTGATGACAGGAAAACGGGTGGCAACGGTACAGAAAGACGGACGGCGAGTGGAGTTTACGGCCACTTCCGTGTCTGACCTGAAAAAATACATTGCGGAGCTGGAAGTGCAGACCGGCATGACACAGCGACGCAGGGGACCTGCAGGATTTTATGTATGAAAACGTCCTCCATTCCCACCCTTCTGGGGCCGGACGGCATGACATCGCTGCGTGAATATGCCGGTTATCACGGCGGTGGCAGCGGATTTGGTGGGCAGTTGCGGGCGTGGAACCCACCGAGTGAAAGTGTGGATGCAGCCCTGTTGCCCAACTTTACCCGTGGCAATGCCCGCGCGGACGATCTGGTACGCAATAACGGCTATGCCGCCAACGCCATCCAGCTGCATCAGGATCATATCGTCGGGTCTTTTTTCCGGCTCAGTCATCGCCCAAGCTGGCGCTATCTGGGCATCGGGGAGGAAGAAGCCCGTGCCTTTTCCCGCGAGGTTGAAGCGGCATGGAAAGAGTTTGCCGAGGATGACTGCTGCTGCATTGACGTTGAGCGAAAACGCACGTTTACCATGATGATTCGGGAAGGTGTGGCCATGCACGCCTTTAACGGTGAACTGTTCGTTCAGGCCACCTGGGATACCAGTTCGTCGCGGCTTTTCCGGACACAGTTCCGGATGGTCAGCCCGAAGCGCATCAGCAACCCGAACAATACCGGCGACAGCCGGAACTGCCGTGCCGGTGTGCAGATTAATGACAGCGGTGCGGCGCTGGGATATTACGTCAGCGAGGACGGGTATCCTGGCTGGATGCCGCAGAAATGGACATGGATACCCCGTGAGTTACCCGGCGGGCGTGCCTCGTTCATTCACGTTTTTGAACCCGTGGAGGACGGGCAGACCCGCGGTGCAAATGTGTTTTACAGCGTGATGGAGCAGATGAAGATGCTCGACACGCTGCAGAACACGCAGCTGCAGAGCGCCATTGTGAAGGCGATGTATGCCGCCACCATTGAGAGTGAGCTGGATACGCAGTCAGCGATGGATTTTATTCTGGGCGCGAACAGTCAGGAGCAGCGGGAAAGGCTGACCGGCTGGATTGGTGAAATTGCCGCGTATTACGCCGCAGCACCGGTCCGTCTGGGAGGCGCAAAAGTGCCGCACCTGATGCCGGGGGACTCACTGAACCTGCAGACGGCTCAGGACACGGATAACGGCTACTCCGTGTTTGAACAGTCACTGTTGCGGTATATCGCTGCCGGGCTGGGTGTCTCGTATGAGCAGCTTTCCCGGAATTACGCCCAGATGAGCTACTCCACGGCACGGGCCAGTGCGAACGAGTCGTGGGCGTACTTTATGGGGCGGCGAAAATTCGTCGCATCCCGTCAGGCGAGCCAGATGTTTCTGTGCTGGCTGGAAGAGGCCATCGTTCGCCGCGTGGTGACGTTACCTTCAAAAGCGCGTTTCAGCTTTCAGGAAGCCCGCAGCGCCTGGGGGAACTGTGACTGGATAGGCTCCGGTCGTATGGCCATCGATGGTCTGAAAGAAGTACAGGAAGCGGTGATGCTGATAGAAGCCGGACTGAGTACCTACGAGAAAGAGTGCGCAAAACGCGGTGACGACTATCAGGAAATTTTTGCCCAGCAGGTCCGTGAAACGATGGAGCGCCGTGCAGCCGGTCTTAAACCGCCCGCCTGGGCGGCTGCGGCATTTGAATCCGGACTGCGACAATCAACAGAGGAGGAGAAGAGTGACAGCAGAGCTGCGTAATCTCCCGCATATTGCCAGCATGGCTTTTAATGAGCCGCTGATGCTTGAACCCGCCTATGCGCGGGTTTTCTTTTGTGCGCTTGCAGGCCAGCTTGGGATCAGTCGCCTGACGGATGCAGTATCCGGCGACAGCCTGACTGCCGGAGAGGCACCCGCGGCGCTGGCGTTATCCGGTGATGATGACGGACCACGACAGGCCCGCAGTTATCAGGTCATGAACGGCATCGCCGTGCTGCCGGTGTCCGGTACGCTGGTCAGCCGGACGCGGGCGCTGCAGCCGTATTCGGGAATGACCGGTTACAACGGCATTATCGCCCGTCTGCAACAGGCTGCCAGCGATCCGATGGTGGACGGCATTCTGCTCGATATGGACACACCGGGCGGGATGGTGGCGGGAGCATTTGACTGTGCTGACATCATCGCCCGTGTGCGTGACATAAAGCCGGTATGGGCGCTGGCCAACGACATGAACTGCAGTGCAGGTCAGCTGCTTGCCAGCGCCGCCTCCCGGCGTCTGGTCACGCAGACCGCCCGGACAGGCTCCATCGGCGTCATGATGGCTCACAGTAATTACGGCGCTGCGCTGGAGAAACAGGGCGTGGAAATCACGCTGATTTACAGCGGCAGCCATAAGGTGGATGGCAACCCCTACAGCCATCTACCGGGTGATGTCCGGGAGACACTGCAGTCCCGGATGGATGCAACCCGCCGGATGTTTGCGCAGAAGGTGTCGGCATATACCGGCCTGTCCGTGCAGGCTGTGCTGGATACCGAGGCTGCAGTGTACAGCGGTCAGGAGGCCATTGATGCCGGACTGGCTGATGAACTTGTCAACAGCACCGATGCGATCACCGTTATGCGTGATGCACTGGATGCACGTAAATCCCGTCTCTCAGGAGGGCGAATGACCAAAGAGACTCAATCAACAACTGTTTCAGCCACTGCTTCGCAGGCTGACGTTACTGACGTGGTGCAAGCGACGGAGGGCGAAAACGCCAGCGCGGCGCAGCCGGACGTGAACGCGCAGATCACCGCTGCGGTTGCGGCAGAAAACAGCCGCATTATGGGGATCCTCAACTGTGAGGAAGCTCACGGACGCGAAGAACAGGCACGTGTGCTGGCCGAAACCCCCGGTATGACCGTGGAAACGGCCCGCCGCATTCTGGCAGCTGCACCACAGAGTGCACAGGCGCGCAGTGACACTGCGCTGGATCGTCTGATGCAGGGGGCACCGGCACCACTGGCTGCAGGTAACCCGGCATCTGATGCCGTTAACGATTTGCTGAACACACCAGTGTAAGGGATGTTTATGACGAGCAAAGAAACCTTTACCCATTACCAGCCGCTGGGCAACAGTGACCCGGCACATACGGCAACCGCGCCCGGCGGATTGAGTGCGAAAGCGCCTGCAATGACCCCGCTGATGCTGGACACCTCCACCCGTAAGCTGGTTGCGTGGGATGGCACCACCGACGGTACTGCCGTTGGCATTCTGGCGGTTGATGCTGACCAGACCAGCACCACGCTGACGTTCTACAAGTCCGGCACGTTCCGTTATGAGGATGTGCTCTGGCCGGAGGCTGCCAGCGACGAGACGAAAAAACGGACCGCGTTTGCCGGAACGGCAATCAGCATCGTTTAACCTTACCCTTCATCACTAAAGGCCGCCTGTGCGGCTTTTTTTACGGGATTTTTTTATGTCGATGTACACAACCGCCCAGCTGCTGGCGGCAAATGAGCAGAAATTTAAGTTTGATCCGCTGTTTCTGCGTCTCTTTTTCCGTGAGAGCTATCCCTTCACCACGGAGAAAGTCTATCTCTCACAAATTCCGGGACTGGTAAACATGGCGCTGTACGTTTCGCCGATTGTTTCCGGTGAGGTTATCCGTTCCCGTGGCGGCTCCACCTCTGAATTTACGCCGGGATATGTCAAACCCAAGCATGAGGTGAATCCGCAGATGACCCTGCGTCGCCTGCCGGATGAAGATCCGCAGAATCTGGCGGACCCGGCTTACCGCCGCCGTCGCATCATCATGCAGAACATGCGAGACGAAGAGCTGGCCATTGCTCAGGTCGAAGAGATGCAGGCAGTTTCTGCTGTGCTTAAGGGCAAATACACCATGACCGGTGAAGCCTTCGATCCGGTTGAGGTGGATATGGGCCGCAGTGCGGCGAACAACATCACACAGTCCGGTGGTACGGAGTGGAGCAAGCGTGACAAGTCCACGTATGACCCGACCGACGATATCGAAGCCTATGCGCTGAACGCCAGCGGCGTGGTGAATATCATCGTGTTTGATCCGAAAGGCTGGGCGCTGTTCCGTTCCTTCAAAGCCGTCAAGGAGAAGCTGGATACCCGTCGCGGCTCTCATTCCGAGCTGGAGACAGCGGTAAAAGACCTGGGCGAAGCGGTGTCCTATAAGGGGATGTATGGCGATACGGCGATCGTCGTGTATTCCGGACAGTACGTGGAAAACGACGTCAAAAAGAACTTCCTGCCGGACAACACGATGGTGCTGGGGAACACTCAGGCACGCGGTCTGCGCACCTATGGCTGCATTCAGGATGCGGACGCACAGCGCGAAGGTATTAACGCCTCTGCCCGCTACCCGAAAAACTGGGTGACCACCGGCGATCCGGCGCGTGAGTTCACCATGATTCAGTCAGCACCGCTGATGCTGCTGGCTGATCCTGATGCGTTCGTGTCCGTACAACTGGCGTAATCATGGCCCTTCGGGGCCATTTTCTCTCTGTGGAGGAGTCCATGACGAAAGATGAACTGATTGCCCGTCTTCAGGTGCTGGGTGAGCAACTGAACCGTGATGTCAGCCTGACGGGGACGAAAGAAGAACTGGTGCTCCGTGTGGCAGAGCTGGAAGAGGAGCTTGATGACACGGATGACGCTGCCGGTCAGGACACATCTGTCAGCCCGGAAAATGCGCTGACCGGACATGAAAATGAGGTGGTATCAGCGCAGCCGGATACCGTGATTGATACGGCTGCTCTGGTCACGGTCGTGGCACTGGTGACGCTGCATACTGATGCACTTCACGCCACGCGGGATGAGCCTGTGGCATTTGTGCTGCCGGGAACGGCGTTTCGTGTCTCTGCCGGTGTGGCAGCCGAAATGACAGAACATGGCCTGGCCAGAATGCAATAACGGGAGGCGCTGTGGCTGATTCCGATAACCTGTTCGATGCTGCCATTGCCCGCGCCGATGAAACGATACGCGGGTACATGGTAACGTCAGCCACCATGACATCCGGTGAGCTGTCCGGTGCTGTGATACGTGGTGTTTTTGATGACCCTGAAAATATCAGCTATGCCGGACAGGGGGTGCGCGTTGAAGGCTCCAGCCCGTCCCTGTTTGTCCGGACTGATGATGTGCGGCAGCTGCGGCGTGGAGACACACTGACCATCGGCGAGGAAAACTTCTGGGTGGACCGGATTTCGCCGGATGATGGCGGAAGCTGTCATCTCTGGCTTGGGCGTGGCGTGCCGCCTGCCGTTAACCGTCGCCGCTGAAAGGGGGATGTATGGCCATAAAAGGTCTTGAGCAGGCCGTTGAAAACCTCAGCCGTATCAGCAAAACGGCGGTGCCTGGTGCCGCCGCAATGGCCATTAACCGCGTTGCGTCATCCGCGATATCGCAGTCTGCGTCACAGGTTGCCCGTGAGACAAAGGTACGCCGGAAACTGGTAAAGGAAAGGGCCAGGCTGAAAAGGGCCACGGTCAAAAATCCGCAGGCCAGAATCAGGGTTAACCGGGGGGATTTGCCCGTAATCAAGCTGGGTAACGCGCGGGTTGTCCTTTCCCGCCGCAGACGTCGTAAAAAGGGGCAGCGTTCATCCCTGAAAGGTGGCGGCAGCGTGCTTGTGGTGGGAAACCGTCGTATTCCCGGCGCGTTTATTCAGCAACTGAAAAATGGCCGGTGGCATGTCATGCAGCGTGTGGCCGGGAAAAACCGTTACCCCATTGATGTGGTGAAAATCCCGATGGCGGTGCCGCTGACCACGGCGTTTAAACAGAATATTGAACGGATACGGCGTGAACGTCTTCCGAAAGAGCTGGGCTATGCGCTGCAGCATCAACTGAGAATGGTAATAAAGCGATGAAACATACTGAACTCCGTGCAGCCGTACTGGATGCACTGGAGAAGCATGACACCGGGGCGACGTTTTTTGATGGTCGCCCCGCTGTTTTTGATGAGGCGGATTTTCCGGCAGTTGCCGTTTATCTCACCGGCGCTGAATACACGGGCGAAGAGCTGGACAGCGATACATGGCAGGCGGAGCTGCATATTGAAGTTTTCCTGCCTGCTCAGGTGCCGGATTCAGAGCTGGATGCGTGGATGGAGTCCCGGATTTATCCGGTGATGAGTGATATCCCGGCACTGTCAGATTTGATCACCAGTATGGTGGCCAGCGGCTATGACTACCGGCGCGACGATGATGCGGGCCTGTGGAGTTCAGCCGATCTGACTTATGTCATTACCTATGAAATGTGAGGACGCTATGCCTGTACCAAATCCTGTAATGCCGGTGAAAGGTGCCGGGACCACGCTGTGGGTTTATAAGGGAAGCGGTGACCCTTATGCGAATCCGCTTTCAGACGTTGACTGGTCGCGTCTGGCAAAAGTTAAAGACCTGACGCCCGGCGAACTGACCGCTGAGTCCTATGACGACAGCTATCTCGATGATGAAGATGCAGACTGGACTGCGACCGGGCAGGGGCAGAAATCTGCCGGAGATACCAGCTTCACGCTGGCGTGGATGCCCGGAGAGCAGGGGCAGCAGGCGCTGCTGGCGTGGTTTAATGAAGGGGATACCCGAGCCTATAAAATCCGCTTCCCGAACGGCACGGTCGATGTGTTCCGCGGCTGGGTCAGCAGTATCGGTAAGGCGGTGACGGCGAAGGAAGTGATCACCCGCACGGTGAAAGTCACCAACGTGGGCCGTCCGTCGATGGCAGAAGATCGCAGCACGGTGACGGCGACAACCGGCATGACTGTGACGCCTGCCAGCACCTCGGTGGTGAAAGGGCAGAGCACCACGCTGACCGTGGCATTCCAGCCGGAAGGCGCAACCGACAAGAGCTTCCGTGCGGTGTCTGCGGATAAAACAAAAGCCACCGTGTCGGTCAGTGGTATGACCATCACCGTGAAAGGTGTTGCTGCAGGCAAGGTCAACATTCCGGTCGTATCCGGTAATGGTGAACTTGCTGCGGTTGCAGAAATCACCGTCACCGCCAGTTAATCCGGGGAGTCAGCGATGTTCCTGAAAACCGAATCATTTGAACATAACGGTGTGACCGTCACGCTTTCTGAACTGTCAGCCCTGCAGCGAATTGAGCATCTCGCCCTGCTGAAACGACAGGCAGAACAGGCGGGATCCAGTCTCAATCGACAGGTGAGCGTGGAAGATCTCGTCAGAACCGGTGCTTTTCTGGTGGCGATGTCCCTGTGGCATAGCCATCCGCAGAAGACAAAGATGCCGTCCATGAATGAAGCCGTTAAACAAATTGAGCAGGAAGTGCTTACCACCTGGCCCACAGAGGCAATTGCTCAGGCTGAAAATGTGGTAATGCGTCTGTCCGGTATGTCTGAGTTTGTTGTGAATGATGCACCTGAACAGGCAGATGACGCCGGGCCAGCAGAGCCTGTTTCTGCGGGAAAGTGTTCGACGGTGAGCTGAGTTTTGCCCTGAAACTGGCGCGTGAGATGGGGCGACCCGACTGGCGCGCCATGCTTGCCGGGATGTCATCCACGGAGTATGCCGACTGGCACCGCTTTTACAGTACCCATTATTTTCATGATGTTCTGCTGGATATGCACTTTTCCGGGCTGACGTACACCGTACTCAGCCTGTTTTTCAGCGATCCGGATATGCATCCGCTGGATTTCAGTCTGCTGAACCGGCGCGAGGCTGACGAAGAGCCTGAAGATGATGTGCTGATGCAGAAAGCGGCAGGGCTTGCCGGAGGCGTCCGCTTTGGCCCGGACGGGAATGAAGTTATCCCCGCTTCCCCGGATGTGGCGGACATGACGGAGGATGACGTAATGCTGATGACAGTATCAGAAGGGATCGCAGGAGGAGTCCGGTATGGCTGAACCGGTAGGCGATCTGGTCGTTGATTTGAGTCTGGATGCGGCCAGATTTGACGAGCAGATGGCCAGAGTCAGGCGTCATTTTTCCGGTACGGAAAGTGATGCGAAAAAAACAGCGGCAGTCGTTGAACAGTCGATGAACCGGCAGGCGCTGGCTGCACAGAAAGCGGGAATTTCCGTCGGGCAGTATAAAGCCGCCATGCGTATGCTGCCTGCGCAGTTCACTGACGTGGCCACGCAGCTTGCAGGCGGGCAAAGTCCGTGGCTGATCCTGCTGCAACAGGGGGGTCAGGTGAAGGACTCCTTCGGCGGGATGATCCCCATGTTCCGGGGGCTTGCCGGTGCGATCACCCTGCCGATGGTGGGGGCTACCTCGCTGGCGGTGGCGACCGGAGCGCTGGCGTATGCCTGGTATCAGGGCAACTCAACCCTGTCCGATTTCAACAAAACGCTGGTCCTTTCCGGCAATCAGGCGGGACTGACGGCAGATCGTATGCTGGTCCTGTCCAGAGCCGGGCAGGCGGCAGGGCTGACGTTTAACCAGACCAGCGAGTCACTCAGCGCACTGGTTAAGGCGGGGGTAAGCGGTGAGGCTCAGATTGCGTCCATCAGCCAGAGTGTGGCGCGTTTCTCCTCTGCATCCGGCGTGGAGGTGGACAAGGTCGCTGAAGCCTTCGGGAAGCTGACCACAGACCCGACGTCGGGGCTGACGGCGATGGCACGCCAGTTCCATAACGTGACGGCGGAGCAGATTGCGTATGTTGCTCAGTTGCAGCGTTCCGGCGATGAAGCCGGGGCATTGCAGGCGGCGAACGAGGCCGCAACGAAAGGGTTTGATGACCAGACCCGACGCTTGAAAGAGAACATGGGCACGCTGGAAACCTGGGCAGACAGGACAGCACGGGCATTCAAATCCATGTGGGATGCGGTGCTGGATATTGGTCGTCCTGATACCGCGCAGGAGATGCTGATTAAGGCAGAGGCCGCGTTTAAGAAAGCGGACGATATCTGGAATCTGCGCAAGAATGATTATTTTGTTAACGATGAAGCGCGGGCGCGTTACTGGGATGATCGTGAAAAGGCCCGTCTTGCGCTTGAAGTCGCCCGAAAGAAGGCTGAGCAGCAGAGTCAACAGGACAAAAATGCGCAGCAGCAGAGCGATACCGAAGCGTCACGGCTGAAATATACCGAAGAGGCGCAGAAGGCTTACGAACGGCTGCAGACGCCGCTGGAGAAATATACCGCCCGTCAGGAAGAACTGAACAAGGCACTGAAAGACGGGAAAATCCTGCAGGCGGATTACAACACGCTGATGGCGGCGGCGAAAAAGGATTATGAAGCGACGCTGAAAAAGCCGAAACAGTCCGGCGTGAAGGTGTCTGCGGGCGATCGTCAGGAAGACAGTGCTCATGCTGCCCTGCTGACGCTTCAGGCAGAACTCCGGACGCTGGAGAAGCATGCCGGAGCAAATGAGAAAATCAGCCAGCAGCGCCGGGATTTGTGGAAGGCGGAGAGTCAGTTCGCGGTACTGGAGGAGGCGGCGCAACGTCGCCAGCTGTCTGCACAGGAGAAATCCCTGCTGGCGCATAAAGATGAGACGCTGGAGTACAAACGCCAGCTGGCTGCACTTGGCGACAAGGTTACGTATCAGGAGCGCCTGAACGCGCTGGCGCAGCAGGCGGATAAATTCGCACAGCAGCAACGGGCAAAACGGGCCGCCATTGATGCGAAAAGCCGGGGGCTGACTGACCGGCAGGCAGAACGGGAAGCCACGGAACAGCGCCTGAAGGAACAGTATGGCGATAATCCGCTGGCGCTGAATAACGTCATGTCAGAGCAGAAAAAGACCTGGGCGGCTGAAGACCAGCTTCGCGGGAGCTGGATGGCAGGCCTGAAGTCCGGCTGGAGTGAGTGGGAAGAGAGCGCCACGGACAGTATGTCGCAGGTAAAAAGTGCAGCCACGCAGACCTTTGATGGTATTGCACAGAATATGGCGGCGATGCTGACCGGCAGTGAGCAGAACTGGCGCAGCTTCACCCGTTCCGTGCTGTCCATGATGACAGAAATTCTGCTTAAGCAGGCAATGGTGGGGATTGTCGGGAGTATCGGCAGCGCCATTGGCGGGGCTGTTGGTGGCGGCGCATCCGCGTCAGGCGGTACAGCCATTCAGGCCGCTGCGGCGAAATTCCATTTTGCAACCGGAGGATTTACGGGAACCGGCGGCAAATATGAGCCAGCGGGGATTGTTCACCGTGGTGAATTTGTCTTCACGAAGGAGGCAACCAGCCGGATTGGCGTGGGGAATCTTTACCGGCTGATGCGCGGCTATGCCACCGGCGGTTATGTCGGTACACCGGGCAGCATGGCAGACAGCCGGTCGCAGGCGTCCGGGACGTTTGAGCAGAATAACCATGTGGTGATTAACAACGACGGCACGAACGGGCAGATAGGTCCGGCTGCTCTGAAGGCGGTGTATGACATGGCCCGCAAGGGTGCCCGTGATGAAATTCAGACACAGATGCGTGATGGTGGCCTGTTCTCCGGAGGTGGACGATGAAGACCTTCCGCTGGAAAGTGAAACCCGGTATGGATGTGGCTTCGGTCCCTTCTGTAAGAAAGGTGCGCTTTGGTGATGGCTATTCTCAGCGAGCGCCTGCCGGGCTGAATGCCAACCTGAAAACGTACAGCGTGACGCTTTCTGTCCCCCGTGAGGAGGCCACGGTACTGGAGTCGTTTCTGGAAGAGCACGGGGGCTGGAAATCCTTTCTGTGGACGCCGCCTTATGAGTGGCGGCAGATAAAGGTGACCTGCGCAAAATGGTCGTCGCGGGTCAGTATGCTGCGTGTTGAGTTCAGCGCAGAGTTTGAACAGGTGGTGAACTGATGCAGGATATCCGGCAGGAAACACTGAATGAATGCACCCGTGCGGAGCAGTCGGCCAGCGTGGTGCTCTGGGAAATCGACCTGACAGAGGTCGGTGGAGAACGTTATTTTTTCTGTAATGAGCAGAACGAAAAAGGTGAGCCGGTCACCTGGCAGGGGCGACAGTATCAGCCGTATCCCATTCAGGGGAGTGGTTTTGAACTGAATGGCAAAGGCACCAGTACGCGCCCCACGCTGACGGTTTCTAACCTGTACGGTATGGTCACCGGGATGGCGGAAGATCTGCAGAGTCTGGTCGGCGGAACGGTGGTCCGGCGTAAGGTTTACGCCCGTTTTCTGGATGCGGTGAACTTCGTCAACGGAAACAGTGACGCCGATCCGGAGCAGGAGGTGATCAGCCGCTGGCGCATTGAGCAGTGCAGCGAACTGAGCGCGGTGAGTGCCTCTTTTGTACTGTCCACGCCGACGGAAACGGACGGCGCTGTTTTTCCGGGACGTATCATGCTGGCCAACACCTGCACCTGGACCTATCGCGGCGATGAGTGCGGTTATCACGGTCCGGCGGTCGCGGATGAATATGACCAGCCAACGTCCGATATCACGAAGGATAAATGCAGCAAATGCCTGAGTGGCTGTAAGTTTCGCAATAACGTCGGCAACTTTGGCGGCTTCCTTTCCATTAACAAACTTTCGCAGTAAATCCCATGACACAGACAGAATCAGCGATTCTGGCGCACGCCCGGCGATGTGCGCCAGCGGAGTCGTGCGGCTTCGTGGTAAGCACGCCGGAGGGGGAAAGATATTTCCCCTGCGTGAATATCTCCGGTGAGCCGGAGGCGTATTTCCGTATGTCGCCGGAGGACTGGCTGCAGGCAGAAATGCAGGGTGAGATTGTGGCACTGGTCCACAGCCACCCCGGTGGTCTGCCCTGGCTGAGTGAGGCCGACCGGCGG